GAGGCCGATAAAGCGCCCGTAAGCGCTTGTAATTGCATTTTCTACCCAAAAGTGCAGATTTACGCCCCGGTCAGAGCGCATCTCAAAGGCATAATCTACAGCGCTCGGCTTTTCATCTTCATAGTTTTTATAGGCCTCAGCCTTTACTAAAATATAACCTTTTGTTATATCTATGTCCTCAATATATGCCACTAGCCTTAGGCTGGGGTATTCGCTACGCGCTCTGATAATTCGAGCGTTGACATCCTCGTATCCTTCAAGAAAGTTACTCATTTAGCGGCCTCGCTTTCGCGTAGTGCCTTAGCGATGTTACGGCCACGCAGGTAACCTTCACCTAAGCCGACTTTATAGCCCATTTCATAAGCTGCATAAATAAATAGCCCCATAAACAAGGCCACCATACCAACTACCATTAGGTCTAAACTGTTCATCTTTCGCCCTTTGTTAAGGCCGATAAAGCTACTAACCGAGTAGCCCTCTCAGCGTGTAGTTAAAGTATGAACCTACCCACCGACAAAAGGCAAAGCGACACGCCCTACTTAGCTAGCCTGTCCTCCAAGAGCATTTCATAAATCTTATCCACACGCTGCTCTATGCGGTCAACGCGGCCCCTGAGATTATGGCCGCCGTTGCCGTCCGGCTTTAATTCAGCCAGGTAATACTTAACAAGGTGCCTAACAAGCCCAGCCATAAAGCCACTCAGCGTTGCTATCCCCAATAACAAAGCTACATATGACTGGGCTTGATTCATTACTTAGCGCCTAAGCCAAACTGTGATTCTTTAGGGTCAATACCTTTAAGAATAGGGGCTATGAGGCTTGCTACAAGGGCGTTAGCCAATACTTTAGGGTCAGTAATACCTGACATATAGAGCGCGGCTACGCTAGCTAGTGCGGCACGTCCATAAGAGTACAGGGCAGCCGTAATTGTTTTCTTGTTCATTGATTAGCTCTTTTCTGCCCTTAGTTGATTTGTTTGAGTACGTACACCGTGTTAGTGCCCGATGCGGTAACGCCGTAAAGGCCCTCATTATCGCCTACTGGTAATTCCATTTTATCGCCAGTATCTAACCTAAAACCGTTGGCTGTAGTTACGGTGCTATCGCCCACATACAAGGCCCCGCCTGTGTTATGCAGCCATACGGTTTGGTCAAAGCCTGTTGCAGCTACTAATAATGTAGCAGTAGTGCCTACGCTTACTTGTGCGCTAGTTGGCATTTTCTAATCCTAACTTTGTAATTAACGCCCTGACTTTTTCAGGGTTTAGTGCTATTTCAAAATGCATTTCATCTTTACGGTTTTTGTAATCCCCGCCCCAGGTTAGGCCATACTTTTTAGCTAAAGCTCTAATCATTGGTACCTTGCCTGCCTCAAACGTGCCAACTTTGCCTAAAGGATGCTTAGAGGCATTGAGGTCTAAAGCCGTACCACTACTGTGATTACTAAGCTTGTCAGTAGTGCCTCGCACCATACGGTAGCAATAACCCCAATCATCGGCCCCGACATCTAACGGCTCTATTAACTCGTTAAACTCTTTAGCAAAGTTAATAAGCAAGGGCGCTACCTTTTCGGCGCACTTAAGGTTGATATGGCTTGACTCAACTTTGTAGGCCTTGATGCCTATTTCAGCTGGGTCTTTAGATGCTGGCCAGCCGTTGTAGCTAGTCTGCATAGGCTACTTTCTTAGTCAAGTGTTCCACTATTTGCCGACTTTTAATCCAGCAGGTAATGGCTTATCGTATTTCCAAAATACAATCCAAATACCTTGCCCGTCTGAATCATCTTGCAATTCAACAAGATTATCGAAAGCCTTTGGAATCTCTAATAACTCTGGATAAGTTTCTATGATAATTTCATAAGTATTTTTTGCCATTATGCTCTAATTCCTATTCCCTCAAAATAAGTAGTTTCTGCACTTGCATAAATTGTTACATCTCCGCCAGAATCTCCTCGCCCGTAAAGTTCAATGTAATCTGTAGAGCCATTACAATAAACTAAACAGGAACTATTATCTAAAGTAACTTGGCCTGCGATAGTGTTTCTAATATATAATCTTTTTACGCGTGTTCCATTTTTATATAATGCACCTTGAAAATCACCGTTACCGACTTGACCGTGGTATAAAGCAGCAGTAATTTGATAGTATCCTGCAACTGTCGGAGTAAAAGTACTAGATGCAAAATTATTATTTGTATCCCAAGCCTCTGAATTAAATGTAATTTTAACAAAAGTATTAGCAGCAAAAGTTTGGTCAGTTGTTATTTTAGATGCTGAAAATGTTGGTAATGTTGAAGATGTTGGGGTAGCCCATTTCACTTTATACGGGCTGACTGTTGTATCTGCCGTTAAGATTTGGTTAGTAGTGCCAATAGGCAGGTTATCAAAAGTACCTGAGCCTGTGCCTACAATAATGTCTCCAGCAGCAGTAATCTCAGTTGCCATAGAGTTAGTAATAGTTACTGTGCCACTAGTGCCGCCCCCACTTATACCCGTGCCAGCGGTTACGCCTTCAATGTCTCCTGTTGCACCTGAAGCTACCCAAGCCGCACCGTCATAATACCAAAGGCCATTAGTATCTTTTGTATATGCAAACTGACCCTCTTGTGGTGAGGTGATAGCTGCGTTACGGGCTGCCGCTGAGGCAAACACCAAAACGCCTTGCATTAGGTAGCCGTTAGTGTCAGCTGCCGTAAGTACCTCGCCAGTAGTAAAGGTCTTAAAACCTAATCCAGCTGCCATAGTCCTAGCTCCTTAATAACTTAATACGCCGCTGTCAAGCAGGCCGTATATGGTTGAGTCTAATATAAAGCCGTCAATAATTGGCTCTAAAGTGGTAAGTGTTGTTTTCCAGCTATTAGGCGTAATATTGTGCGCCACGCCAAACACCTGCAAAGTCTTAGTGAGCGTTGAGCCCCCAGGTTGGTTAGTTGTAATAGTTACAGGGTCAAAATAATCAAGGTCTAAAGCTGCCACTATGCCAGTACTGTAATTATCGGTATAGAGGTCTAACTGAATAGCATCGCATCTAATACTTGTCTCAGCTCTAGATGCTACGTATGCCTGGGCGTAATCCAGAGCTACAGCATCGGTCTGCATAAGTAGGTTTTGTTGATTGTAGCTATGGATAAAATACTTATCTATGCTGGGCTGATTTATGGCTACCTGGGCCGTGCCACCTGTGCGGGTAATGCTGGCTGAGTTGTAAACTAGGGTATCGTCAAGGCGCCACACCGCATTGAAGTAGCTAATATCTGAGCCGTTATCGTTAAATACTGTAGGCGTAGCCCCTGTACTGCCAGCCGTCACGTTACGGTCTTGAAAGACAAAAGAGCCGGCGGCATCTACATACAAAGCGCCGTACTCGCTAGTCTCTACTGTTTGCATAGCTGCAAGACTTGTACGTGCCGTGCCTGGGTCTGCCTGCATTGTAGTCAGCCCTGCATCTACGTCACGCATAGTAGCTGGCCAGTCAATAGCATCTAATAAGGCGTTAATTCTTGCACCGCTTAGCTGACCTGCTGAGGTGCCAGCCACAGTACTAATCTGAGCATTTTGAGCAAGTCTAAAAGCATCTACAGCTTCAATAGTGGTATAAACAACATCATTAGCATTTTTAGGTGTAGTTGTTGTATAGCTAGTAATAAAGCCAGCAAAAATAGGATGAGTAATACCGGCGTAAGTAGCAGTAATTTGTACTTTACGCATAGGTGTTAAAAGGTTGTAATACGGACTAGATGGGTTTTGAGGGTTAAAATCGCCGTTTTGGTCAACAATACGTAGTGATAAATTGCCAGTTTGGAATTGGTCAGCCTGAGGATTACGCCCGCGCTTAGTATCTATTTTATCTACTTGATTAGATACATCTACAATAACTGAGGCGCTATCGGCAAGAATATTGGTACCCAATATGCCGGTGTCTAAAATCATCGCCTGAGCAAAACTAGGCCCAGTACTAAAGTTAATAACTGCGTTAATTACTGGGATTGTCATATTGCTATTGCCCCGGCGTAATTAAGGTTATTACCATATCGGTTATTTTGTTGTACAGCTGTTTGTACTACTTCAATGAGGCCGCTTGTTCTATCTACTATTTCAATTACTACGCCTGCAGGTACTTGGCCTTCTCCGGCTCCAGCGCCCCGGCCTGAGCCGCTTACATAGGATGGCATATTAGCTGAGGCATAAGCTCCTAGTGGCCCACTTAATAGGTCGGCTAAATTGGCTTTATTCTCTGCATCTAAAATATCTGCCATAGCATTAGCGCGTTCGGTAGCGGCATCCCAATACTCATTGAGAGCCCCTAAAGATGCAGCTGCAGCTGTTGCCTTGTCAATAGGTGCAACGTAGTCACCCACGGGAATACTAGTAGCGTTTGATTTACCGCTTAAATTGCCTGTACCGCCAGCGGCTAGGTTAGCTAGTAGTAAAGCCATTTGGCGTATTTTGTCTAAAGCATCGTTTAAGTTTTGTTGGTTGATTAAATCCACAGGCTTAAAACTAGCAAGAATAGCATTTATGTCAGTTAATTTAACAGATTGGCCCTGTAAAACTCCCAATACCTTTAAGTCAGCATCGAGTTTAGCCGCTAGACGTGTTGCAGCTTCTACATCTTTAGCAGCTATAGCATCTTCTAATTTCAAAATATCTTCTTTGACTGTTAGACGTGCAAGGTCATTAGCTATCTGTAGTTTTTGTTGGTCTGTAGCGTTTACGCCCAATCTATTAAGCTCTTCTTGTTTAGCAGCAAGTGCAGCCTGAATCTGAATAGCATCTAAATTAAATACATCTTGGCCTTTACCAAGCATTAAGGCAGCCTTATCTAGTTTGGCCTGGTCTTGCTTGGCTTTGAGGGTAGCTGCGGCACTCTTAGCCTGAGCTGCAGCAAGTTTTGCAAGCTCTTTATTACGCTTAATAGCAGCATCCTCGGCTGCCTTTTGAGCTTTAAGATTGGCTCTGCCTGTATCTTGATTAGCTAAAGTCATTGGCTGGCTAAAAGGCTGTGGGCCTTTAATTTCTTTGAGTAACTCAGCTGCACGTTGTGGGCTAAAACGGCCTAATACGTTGCCAACCAAACCGATAGCGCCTTTAACTATGCCGGCACCTGGGATAGTAGCTATCTGCTCTTTGAGGTAAACAACGCTATCTATAAAATTAGATAATGACTTAGCCGCGTTTTCTATGTCTGTGCCTACATTGGCTATGCCATCACTACCCGTTAGTGAATCAATAGCGCCCAATAAACTTGTGCCAATAATCTCTGAGGCATTAGATGATGCAGCTGCAAGTAAAGACATCTGCCCTGCATAAGTATCAATAGCTGCCTTACCTGAGCCAGCAAAACGCTCATTTAGTAATGCCATAACCTCATCAAACGACATAGCTTTAATTTCGGCCTGTGTAAGTCCTAAATTAAGTTGCTTTAATCCTTTTGTATTGCCTACATATGCTTGGCTTAATAGGTCAACAGTTGAGGCGTAATCTAATCCGCTGCCGCTTGATACATCAAAAGCTAAAGCTAAAAGTTTTTCAGTTTTGGCAACTGAGCCAGTAACGCCGGCTAACTTAGCAAAAGCAGGGCGTAACTGGTCATCCAATATGCCAGTCTGGCTCTGCATCTTAGATATAAAGCCCTCTACGTCAACAGTTGCATAAGCTAAGCCAACGTTTTTAAGGCTATTGGCTAATAGTTTTTGGGCCTTAATATCTTCACTAGCTGCCTTTACAGATGCTTTACCATAAGCCAATACAGCCGCGGCACTAAGAGTTACGCCTAAAGTACGGCCTAAAGTTTTAACGCTGCCGGTAAGTTTTTTGGTTGCCTTTTCGGCATCTGCAAAAGCTTTCTTACCTAAGAATTGACTGGCTATATTTACGACTAAATCGGTAGCCATTATGCAGCCTTTCTCGTATGCTCATAAAACATTTTTGAGGCATTTTCTAAAGCCTTAATAACAGCAGCATTAGCACGCCCATTGTCCTCGGCCCAAGCTCTAAAGATTAAGCGGCCAGTTAACTTGCGCCCTGGGCTACCTACTAAACCTTTAGGGCGAGCATTGACTAGTTGGCCAGTACTGTTGAGGTTATCTATAAATTGCTTGCCAGCATTTGGGTTAAGTGAATTGTTATAACCTTTATGCTCACCGCTAGCCTTTTCTTGATAATAGTTAATCTGAAAATCTCCAGGGCCATTACCACCGGTACGATAAACAACGCTCTTAGGCTTAAAGTTTGGCTGGCCTTGTGCATTTTTACGCCCGGCAGTCTCGTAAATAGCTCCAGCGGCAGATTTATTAAGAATACGAGCTAAAGCTACAAAGCCATTTTTATTAGGCTTAGATGGTGAAGTGGAATATGTAATACCGGCTTTGGCTTGTACCGAGTTAAACTTAGGGAAGGGCCGATAAACAAAATTATCTGCTCCCGATAGATTTTTAGTCCAGCCTGATAATACAGCGCCGTCACTTGGCACGTAGCCTCTAGCCACAGTAGTAACGGTTTTTAACGCCGCTGCCATCTGTGTTTGAGTTTCTTTAGATAGGTCAGGTGCAAAACGTTTAAGAGCTACGCGAAGTTGTACGGCTCCTTCTAGCTCTGTTGGCATTTTGCATCTCCTTACTTCTATCGTTAAGTACCTTTAAGATATTCTTAAACATCGTATCGTCTAGGTCTAATAAATACTGGGGCGCGATGCCTGTTTCTACGGCTAGCTGCGCGATGAGGTAACCAAAGTTACCGCGCCCCACTATTGCGAAGGGTCATCGTCCAATACCTCAACCTTAGCTAAGGTATCTAAAAACAACGCTCCAAAAACAGGCACTTCAACGCCGGCTGACCTAAGGCACTCGTGTGCAAGCCAGTAAACATCGCTCTGTTTTTCATCATCTCTAAAAGCTTTGTGAAAGCCTTTTTTTGCATATAACTCAAAGGCCCACTCGATTTTTGGCGTTATCTGATGCTCAGATACCGTACCGTCAGCCCTTGTTATTTTGAGTCGTGCCATTGTGTTAGCCCCTTTTCTTTTTTATTATGCGGTTGTAATTACGATTGGTGAGTTACAAGTAAAGGTCAAACTTTGGGTACTTTCATCGGCAACGGCGCCATTGATGTCGGTAGTATTGTTTACCAAAACCGTAGTGGAATAGAGCGGATTGGTTGTTGAGACTGCACCGCTTGTTTGCTTTAGCGTTAGTGGCACGGTTGTACCCCAGGCAGCTTGCAAAGTTGCACGTACTGAACCGGCTCCGGATGCTGCATCATCATTTAGAAAATCTAAAGTAATTGTGCTAGCTTCAAGGCCTTTAACAAACTTATGAGCTGAATCGCCCATAGCTGTTACCTCTAGCTCATCAAAGCTACGGTTAATAGTTGCGCTTGTAACGTGGTCAGATAGAACTACTGAATTAAGAGTAGCCACTACGCCATTGGATAAGAAAATTGCCATTAGGGCTATTCCTCTACTTTCTGTGTTGTTGTTTCTTTTGGTTGGGTTTCTTTAATCTCTTTTGGCAATTCTTGGCCAATTTTGATTAAAAATGCTTTTTCTTCATCTGTAAGTGCCATTAGTTAGCTCCAGCTCGTTAGTATGCTTATTTGTAAATCTGCCGTTAGATAGTCACCTGCGGCAACGCTCAAAACGCTAGGGGCGCTTACACCGGTAACGTTAAAGACGATAGCGCTATTAGCCAATTTTTGAAATACGGCTACTATCGTATCTTCTATGCCAATAAGGTTCGAAGCGTTATCGAACATAGGCACACTCATAATAATTTTAAAATTAGCCATAGGCGATATTGTTGCCTGTGAGTTGTTGCTCGGCGTGATATATGGGTCAGCCGGAGCTACCACTATGGCGCTACTTTGCATAGTAGCTGGCGGATAATTAAATACCGTCCACACGCCAGGATTAGCCAACGCTGCAGCAATAGTGCTACGTAAGGTAGTTATGGCCGCTGGCATTTAGCCCACCATAGCGCTAGGGCTAAGATATGGCGCTAGCAAACCTCTGATAGATGCCATTAAAGTATTACTCATTTTGAACGGGCTTGGGCTGTATCCATCTACGCTAGTGCCGCCGTTTTGAGTACTAAAACGAGATGTCCAGATATTCTCAGCTAGCATTAAAGCTGCGGCGTTAATAGCTGGGGTATTGGCGTAAGTAACAGTTTTTGTGTCATCACCTGTCATAGTGCCATAAGGCAATACGCGCCTAAAGTTTTGGTCAGCTGCTACTTTTGCATATTGGATAAAGCTATAGCCCTGCGGGAATTGCCAATAGTTAAGCTGCATATTAAACGCTGGCAAAATATTGGCAGTACCCGTAGAAAAGGGGATAGTGCCTGTAATTGTATAAGTGCCGTTAAAAGTTGAACCTGCCCCGGCAACTGTAACGGATTGGCCTGTAGTAAAGATACCTGGATTAGCCACCATTACCGTAGCAACATTATTTACTAATGCAGTACCTACTACGGGCGCATTATCAAACCACAAAAAGCCGTTTATTAAATCTTGTGCGGCTTGGCACGTATCCTCTATCCAAGTATAAGAATCATACAAAGTGCCAACGCCCAAGCTAGCTTTTAAGGTAGCAGCGGTTACGTACGTGGCTGGCATTTTTGTACTCCTATCTTACTTAGGTTTGGTAAGCCTCAAAGGGCTAAGAGGCCTACCAAACTATTAGTGGGTTATCCTCAGGTCAGGTTGTATCGGACGAGGCCCTTCGGCATCTTCACAATAGTTGCCATAAATCCATAAATTGCCACCTGGATTTGTAAATTAGATACAACATTAACTGACATATAAGCCTGTGGGCTGCGGTAAACAGTCATAGCTTCAGGTGCCACGATAAACGCTGAATCGTCAATAGTTGTTGCAACCATTTGGTGGTCAACATATAGGTCAAGTCCTAGTACGTTACCTCGGATGCTTGTAGGTGTTGAAAGGCCGCCGCTGTTCATAGGTTGAGCAGCATTGTAAATTGGTCGGCCTGTTGAGTCAGTTGCACCCATTAGCAAGCTCCATTGTGATGGACCAGCAACATAGTTACGTGCAAAGTAGCTTGTATTTTTGTAAATATTAGCTGACTCTGTAGATACGTAGCTGATAATGCCAGCGGATGTAGCTGCTACTGCTGTACCTTGTACGCCGCCTGCAACAACATCTGCAATAACTGCTGCATCTGTTGCTAGTGAATAAGCGCGCTGTAGTTGGTTAGTAAGCTCCGCATAGAAATTAGGGTCTTGCGCTCTTTCTAAAAGCTCTACGCTAAGTGTATTCATACCTGCGTATTTCTTTACTGTACCTGTTAGGTATTCTGTGACCATACCCGTATTTTGTACGGCTCCAGCCTCAGCTTCAAAAGTAACAACAGGTGCTACGCCATTTTGGCCACCAGCTGAGGTAACAAGTGAAGGCACCTGGATTGTATTTCCTGTAGGAGGCAACGCACCCGCGCTGAGGGCATTAATCATAGGTGTGTCAAAGTTAGTATTAGATACAAACTCTGATAGGTATTGTGTTGGGTTAAATGCAGGGTTTGTTGTATATGAATCATCGGCGGCTGTTACGTAAAGCTTTGATTCATCGCTACCTAGTGCAGCTTTGATTTTATGCTCTGTGTATGTTGCCATAGATGTAATAGGTGTACGTACGCGCTGTGAATTAAGCGCGCTTGGTAGGATGATTTTACGAGCTGCCTCTACTGTAGGTGCAGCCTGCTCTGCGGCAACTGTTGCCTCAGGTGCGGATTCTTCGGGGGCTGTAGTCACAGCGGCCTCGCTTTCGGTTTCGGTTTCGGTTTCGGTTGTTGTTGTATTTATTACGGTGTTAGTAGTCGTAATCTTTGTACTTGTGGACTCTGCGGCCTCTATTGGGGTTACTGGCATATCGCCCGCTTGCGCGGCAATTTTTTGCACCGCAGCGCTTGCAAAGGCAGCGCTCTCTACAAGTGACACCTCGCGTAAGGTGGCAGCGGTGACCAGGAGATAGTCTTTTTCAGGCTTTGATGCTGTAACTTCAACACCAACGGATAAGCCATCCATAAGTTGTTCCTGGGCTAGCAAAATCGCATCACTTCCACGTGAAGATGCACTTACCTTAAAACTTCCATAAAGACCATCTTTAGCTGATGTAATGCTTTGCATACGTCCTACAGGTTTTGAATTATCGTGCGACATCAAAAGCTTTATTTTACTTGGCTCAGGTGCGGTAATTGAACCTTCAGCAAAAACTACTTTACCGGCGCTTGTGTATCCAATTTCACCATAAGGTGCAATTTTGCCGGAGATAGTACGGCGCTCGCCGCTATCTACAGCTTCAATATTGCCACTAAACGTTAATATCACGGATTTGGTTCCCTTCATTAAGGCCACTAGGGCTTAGCTGTTCCATACTTTGCGCTTGCTCTAAGTCAATTAAACCCAGGTTGAGCATTTTTTCTATTGCATCTAAACGTGCAGCTGTATCTGCTCGTAAGAAAGTTTCATCTAGCGCAAAGCGCACTACGTTACCGTGTGCAGTAATATCATCCATAGATAAACGATTTTCAATAGCGCTAATAAATGGCTGCAAAGAATATGCAACAAACTCTTTACGTCCATCTAAAATATTTTGGTAAGTCATTGAGTTATTCATATCTGCACTTATGTAATATGCAGGTACGTTCATTAAACGGCTAATTTCAGTTGCTAAATATTGGCTGCTCTCGTTGTAAGTCATATCTTTAGGGCTAAAGCCAATATTCTGCACGTCCAAAGTACTAGTGAGATAGGCAGTTGACCTGCTACTTCTTGCGGCCTTCCAAGATGCCAAAATACCGCTTACTTGTGCCTCAGGTAAATCTGCACCGCTATTTTTAATAACAGTAGTAGCCATTGGTGTAGCAGCTGCAACGCTAGCCGCTTTCTGAATATCTAAAGCGCTTTGTATTGTACGTGCGCCTGTTTCTAACACTCCAGGTAACAAAGATTGAAAAGTAACAAGTGAACCAATACCCGACATAGGAGTGCGTACACCGTTAACGCTATAATATTGAACCTCATCACCAGTTTCATTAGTTGTAACTGTTACGCGAGTATTAGCTATCCACTCAAAACCACTAGGGCGCAGGTCATCCTGATATAAAGAGGTCACACGCCAATATGCAACGCCGTAAAATAGTAATGAATCAACTGTATAAGCAATAGTTACACTACGTGGCTGGCGTATATCGGGTTGGTCTAACCACAATGGAGATTCTAATTTTACGCCTGTAGATTTTTTGTATAACTCTAAATCTATACTAGAGATTACGCCTGCAATTAAATTGCGGCATCGTGCAACAGCGGGTACTTGCAGCGCAATAAATCTATCCATAAATGGAGCGCCGTTACCTGAACCATAAAGCCCACCAAAACTATAAACACCGCTACCATAACCTTGCGACATAATCGCAGGGGCTAACTGGGCGGTGACATCTTTTTTAGATATGCCTAGAGTTTGCAGTAATCCCATACCCTAATAATGGCCTAAATATTGCTTTTGTGTTGCTAAAAGCCCCTCGGCGTGTCTAAACATAAACTTTAGGTTGGGATATTGGTTTATCAAGATGTAAGGCCAGCATCGCCATACCAATTACAGCTGCCACAGAGCCACTAGATTTTTTACGTACTACTCTCCAGGCTGAATCGTTACTTTTGGCCGCTACTGAATCCATAGCCTCATTGAGAGTCGGCTGGTCACCGTGTACCACTCTACGGTTATCTATTGCATCCTTAAAAATGGAACAAGCATTGTAAAACTGGGTACCGCTGCAATCCTCTACTTTTACTCCGGCATTATGGAGCCTGTCGGCAATATGTTGGCCTGTAAACTTGTCAAACAGTACAAGCTTAGGTAACCAATCATCGCAATAGGCTTTTATGTCAGCTGCTATTTTTAGTTGGTCAATAGCTCGGTCAGATTCCCACGTTTTCACAAGGCTAAGGCCAATACGTCCATCGGGCAATATGGCACCAGCTACTAAAGATGCGTGGCGGCCTGCGTGTGGCTCAATATCAAAGGCAAACATCGTGTACATACCTGGAGCAATAATAAGAGACGTATCCGCGCACTCCTCCCAGCTTCCCGGTGTCCAGGGGCTGGTATCTGTGCCAATCCATTTGCACAACGTTTCAGTCATTACAGCTGCGTGTGTAGATGTAGCGATAATCTCCTCTATAGCTTCCTCACTTATCAAAGTGCCTAAAGATGGATTAGCCATAGCCCAGTTAGCTCTATCCCATATGTCGCAGTTATCCGGGGCGCTGTACTCGTAGTAGCCAACCGACTTAGGCGGCTTTCCAAGCGAGCGCTCGCGCATTTCATTAAGTACGTGGCTCTCTTTATGGCCGGCGTTGCTAGTATAAAAGCGCTGGCTATTAGGACGTGTGAGTGTAGTTGACTTTACGGCATCTAGGGCCTCTACTCCGCACTCGCGTA